TCCTATCAGGTTCTAGTTCCTATGAACAAGGCAACAGCGATCGCCCTAAAGATCCCTACCAATGCGACAGCGGCAATCCCTGTCGGCTCAGTCATTACTATCCTTAACGAAGGCGTGGGAACTTGCACGATCTCAGCCGTTACCTCTGGCACGACTACAGTTCTAAGCGCTGGAGCAGTAGCGGCGGCTCCTACCCTTGGACAATATAAATCAGCAGCCTGCATTAAGACAGGGACTGACACTTGGTACATTGTCGGAGCCATTAACTAATGCTCAATAATATTGTAGGTATTCTTGCACCTTATATTGTTCCAACAGTTACGCTTGATTATTTAGTTATCGCAGGCGGCGGTTCAGGAGCAGGTGGTTCTGGTGGAGTTGGTTCTGGTGGTGGTGGTGCAGGCGGTTATAGAACTTCTACTGGATTATCATTAAGCACAGGAACAAATTACAGTGTAACAATCGGTGCTGGAGCAGCTTCTGTAAATACAAATGTCCAAGGCAATAACGGAAGTAACTCAATTTTTGACACAATAACCTCGACAGGCGGCGGTGGCGGCGGTGCTTATGGCAGCCCTGACGGAACTGCTGGTAATGCTGGGGGTTCTGGTGGTGGTGGTGGAACAAGCGGTGGTGGCGGTAGCCCTGCTGGTGGTTCAGGTAACACACCATCGACCTCACCATCTCAAGGAAACAATGGTGGCACTGGTGGGACTGGTGCTGTATCACCATTCCGCGGCGGTGGTGGTGGCGGTGCTAGTGCAGTTGGAGCAAGCGCTTCGGTTTCAGGCAACGGCGGCGCTGGATCAGCATCATCGATTACTGGCACTTCAGTAACACGCGCAGGTGGTGGTGGTGCTGCAGGTAATCCAACAGCAGGCGCAGGTGGTGCAGGTGGTGGTGGTGCTGGAGCAAACACAGGCGGCGTTAATGCAACAAATGGAACAGCCAACACAGGTGGTGGTGGTGGTGGTGCTGCAGGAATTAGCGCAAACTCAGGCTCAGGCGGCTCAGGTGTAGTTATTCTTAAATATCCTGATACATTCACTATAACTATCGGAGCAGGATTAACTGCGTCAACTCCCGGAGCTTCAGGTGGATTTAAGGTAACTACAATCACAGCTGGCACAGGAAATGTGAGCTTTACATAATGGCACATTACGCATTCTTAGACGAATCTAACATCGTTACTGAAGTTATCGTCGGCATCGATGAAACAGAATTAATCGAAGGCCTTGATCCTGAAACATGGTACGGAAACTTTCGAGGCCAGACATGCAAGCGAACAAGCTATAACGGCAACATCCGCTATAACTATGCAGCTATAGGTTATACCTATGATCCTATTGATGACGCATTCATAGCGCCAATGCCTAAATGTGATCATGACGAATTATTACTTAACAATCTAAAGCGATGGGAGTGTGCAGACTGTGAAGCCGCGCTTGAGCAAGTCAGCGATCCAACTGCGTGAGCAGATAGATGATGCATTCCCAGATAGAGATAGAACTTCGGACGGCTGGATCGGTGACACGAGACACGCTGCTCGCAAGTCTGATCATAATCCAGATGTACAAGGATGGGTACGCGCCATCGATGTTGACCGCGACCTTGCTGGCAAGAAAGGAAAGCCCGATCTCATGCCTGACTTGGTCGATCAGATTCGAGCCCTTGCAAAATCTGGCAATAAAAGGATCAGTTACATCATCTTCGACGGCCGCATCGCCTCATCTAAAAAGGCTTGGGCTTGGCGTCCTTATGATGGGATCAATAAGCATAATCATCACGCGCATATCAGCTTCACTATTAAGGGCGACGAAGACTCTACATTCTTTAATATCCCGATGATAGGTGGAAACTAATGGAAGCAATTATCTATGCAACTCTCGGACTTATAGCAATCCCTGTCATTCGCACAGCGATCAAGTCCTATCGAGCTAAGAAGGCTGTCGGCGATATCGTGGTCGATGCCATCGAGGCCGCCGTGGATACTGTGGAGAAAAAGTGACTCAAGAAAACTTCTTCACCCTTTACTTCGCTAGCCTTGCCGTCATCGGTGGGCTTGCAGGTTATGTCATTACGCATTTACTGTCTGAAATTAAGCGACTTAATTCGCGTGTCGATGAGATTTATAACATCCTCTTAGAGCGATAATTTTAGACATGGCAAGAAAGAAAGTCATTGATCTCGATACTTACTCACGTTTAGATGCATGGGCAATTAGCCTGCATGAGATGTATAGGGCGCTACGCCGAGCAGGCTTCGCAGTCGATATTGCTCTGAGTATCATCCAAGATCGTGACGCTTACCCTGACTGGATTCTGCCATCGATCCCTGACCGAGTGGATCGCCTACCCTACGAGGACGACGACGAGGACTAATGAAGCGCATTGTCATAGTGAGTGACCTACAGGTTCCCTTCCACGATAGACACGCAGTCAAGAATCTAGTTAGTTTTATCAGTAAGTTTAAGCCGCACGAAGTTGTAACGATTGGAGATGAAATTGACTTTAACACGATCTCCAAATGGTCAGAAGGCACTCCAGAAGCCTACGAGCAGACTCTGGGAGATGATCGCGATGAGGCTGTTCAGGTACTTTACGATTTACAAGTAACACAGATGATCAGGTCTAATCACACAGACCGACTCTACAACCAGATCATGCGTAAGATTCCCTCATTCTTATCTTTGCCAGAACTCAGGTTCGAGAAGTTTATGCAGCTCGATGAGTTAGGCATTACCTTCCATAAAAAGCCGTACAACATAGCTTCGGGCTGGATTGCAGTCCATGGAGATCACACCCCTATCAAGTCTCAGGGGGGTCTGTCAGCCCTTGAGGCAGCCCGTAGGCATGGAAAGAGCGTCATCTCGGGTCATACTCACAGGGCAGGGAGATCGTCGTTCTCAGAGGCCTCTGGTGGCCGCATAGGGCGTATCCTGCATGGCGTAGAAGTGGGCAACCTTATGGACTTTAGCAAGGCCAGTTACACCAAGGGGTCAGCCAACTGGCAACAGGCGTTCGCCATTATGTACGTCGATGGAAAAAATGTTCAGGTCGATCTAATCTACATTGAGAAGGACGGCACGTTCGTCGTATCAGGTAAACGCTATGGACGACCTAGATAACGAGCTAGCAAGGGACATCGATGACCACATGGATGACTCAGAATTGTTACCATTTCGTTATCTTAATATCTGAAAATTCCCCCTTAGGTCATGAGACAGTTAAGCCATCGGTGAAGGGCATCGATAGAAGGGCTTAACAATGTTTGATCCATCACTAGGCGACTTTATTGCCATGATTGTCTTATCAGCAGTATATTTTCATCTAGGCCGTATCGTCGGCATCCGCGTGGGATATCTAAAAGGCCGTAAGGCAGTCCGAGACTATTACGCGACAAAGGAAAGGGTGCGAGTGTGAAAGCAAGTGAAGTCCTATTATCAGCTACTGACATCATTGGAGACAGAGGACGAATATATGGTCATCCTCGTATCAATCAGACTCGAATCGCATTACGACTCCAACAGATGCTCGAAACACCGATCTCAGACCATCAAGCGTGTCTGGCGATGGTCGAAGTCAAGCTCGCACGTCTCCAAGAAACCGCTGACCACATTGACTCCTATATCGACGCGTGTGCTTACCTTGCCCTAGCGTGTGAACTAATTACTGAAAGGGATGAGCAGTATGTTTAATCTAGAAGATTACGAGACAGTAGAAGAAAGACTCATTAAGTTCTGGAAGGATCACGAAGATGGCCAGATACATACAAAACTCTTGGAACACTCTTCTGGCAGATTCATCGTCGAGGCTTCGATATATAGAACAGAAGCTGATGCGAGGCCATGGACAACAGGACTTGCGGAGGAGACGATTCAGGGTCGAGGGGTTAACGCTACTTCTGCGCTTGAGAATTGCGAGACTTCTGCTATTGGTCGTGCGCTGGCTAACGCTGGATATGCCACTAAAGGTAAACGAGCATCTCGAGAGGAGATGAACAAAGTGGCAACAGTTAAAAAGACTGAAGCAATAATTGATGAGACAAAGGCCAAGATGCTACAGACATCGGGCGAATACATCCCAGTAGTAAAGGAAGAAGATCCATGGACTATCAAGCCAGCGACTATGCCTCCCACAATGGGGGAAGCTGTATCGATGGTGAAAGAGATTATTGGCGGCCAGACCGAGAAGGACATCCCACATTGCAAGCATGGCGAAATGATGTGGAAGACTGGCACAACTAAGGCGGGCAAGCCATGGGGTCACATGAAGTGCAAGGCAGCAGTAACGGGTGAGATTGGTGGCCGATGTGAATCGCCTAACGATGTGATCTGGTACGAGATTGCTAAAGATGGATCATGGCAACGACAGAAGGCGAGAGTCTAATGGGGCGCTTACAGTTTATGAATCAAGATGGCGAGTGGGAGTCATTCCCTACAGAGGATGAGATTCATCGAAGTAAAGAAGTTATTGCAATTCTTGAGGAGTTTACATTCACGACTAGATGTTGCTTATGTAATGAGGCGATACCTTACAAAGATATAAAGGTAAACCTTAAGAGTAAGAGCTGGTCATGCGCTAAGTGTCACGCTGTCAATGGCCTCACAAAGCCGTAAGTACCGGGGATTCTCTACCGAGAGAGTCGTAGCGCGTTACCTATCGGAATGGTGGCCGCATGCGGATATCGGTAGAGGGGCTGGAAAAGATATAACACATGTCCCGTTCGACATGGAAGTTAAGGCTAGATCGGCGTTCCAGCCTAAAGCATGGATTGACCAGGTCACAAAGAGAACAGCTAAATCTGGTGGGCTGCCTATTGTTACTTGCCGTCTTAATGGACAGGGAGAAGGTAGTCCCCAAGACTATCTGGCCTTTATGCGGCTTGGTGATCTGGTCGATCTATTGCTCAAGGCAGGTTACGGGGATTTCAGCAATGATCTTGCTAAACTAGAGCCTGTGAGATGCAGGATGTGCGGCGTTTGGTCGTTCACCGAGATATGCAGAACATGTGAGGTCGATCCAGATGCCAACCTATGAGTTCGAGTGTGACAATGAGCATTGCGAGAGTAATGCAAGGATAGAGAAGTGGATGAGTATCCATGAACCTCATGATCTGGAATGCCCATTCTGTCATTCATCGATGAGCAAGGTCTACTCAAGTGTAGGCGTAAGCTTTAAAGGTACAGGATTCTATTCTACCGATAACAGATAACTGTGATCTAATTCACATTCCACATAGTGAGATTATGGGAAAGGCTACACATGAAGGTATTTGACATGGCTGGTACTCTCAGCGCTAGAGCCCATCAAGGGCTCAACGCGAGCCCGATAGGGCTAGCTCGCGTGGTAGCACTCGCTATTGGGATATCTCTATCTATAGCTACGCCCCTAGATGCAGAGGCGAATAACCTTAGTATTAAGTACGTTAAGGACTTAGCTGCCTATCAATTAACTGATAAGCAAGAACTATGCCATAACGACATAGTATTCAGAGAATCATCATGGAACCCTAAGGCTAAGAATGGTAGCCATTACGGGTTATACCAAGGTAAGTCTAAGAGTTTAAAGAATGCATCTACTGTCAAACAATGGTGGTGGTATTGGCATTATGTAGCACATCGTTATGGAGTAACAGAGTACGATGAGCCTAACTATTGTGGTGCATTGCATCATCTAAAGACTAAAGGATGGCAATGAGTACAAAGCGTGGTGATCCTCGAGGATCGCAGGCCTACAAGAAGCGTAGGCTTGAGGTCCTAGCTCGTGATCAATGGTCATGCTTCTACTGCCAACAGCCAGCCAGTACAGTCGATCACGTTATACCGATCAAGGCTGGCGGTGATCCAATAGCCTTTGATAACCTTGTGAGCTGTTGCGTGAGATGTAATAGCCGAAAGGGCAGTAAATCAGAAGGCGTTTTTTTACGCTCAGTTCCTACCCCCCCTGTCTTTTCTGGCAATATATACCCGATGCAGTCCAGAACGATGCTGGATAGTCCTTTTACTGCCCGACCAGTCACAGACAGTCCTGACTAGTGGCAGCTCGTAAGCA